TAATAGCCAAAAGCTCCGCCACCTAATTTAACATTAGCAACACTACCCAATGACAAGTTTGCGCCATCCCATGTAGTGATTGGTATTCCACCAAATGATCCATTGTTATTAAATTGTAGTTGAGTAGTGCTACCGCCGGCTGCCCCTGCAAAAGGAGTACCGTTAGCCCAATAAAATTGATTTGCATATACATTAGAAGCAGTAACATTTCCTGATGTAAAAACATTAGTAACAATATTACCATTGCCATCAGTAATAGCGATAGGTGGTATACCAACTGAGTAACCTGCTAATGAATTAAAGAGTTCTGCTGCCATTGTAAAATCCGTTTAAGTAATCTAGTATTTATCTATTGCCCTTTTTATATACCGTGGTTTGAAGAACCTAGGAGTGCTTTATTTTATAAATACAATATGATTACTACTCAACCACCAAGACCTATATGCATTAATTGCAAATTTTCATTAGCAAAGTCTAATGGAAAAAGTAAACATGGATTTCAAAAGTGGCATCGATATTGTGTTGAGTGTGCTAAATCGATATACAATCCTAGATTTAAACACTTACAATATAAAAAGTTACATTGTGAGCAATGTAGCTTTGAAGCAGAAGACAAATGTCAATTAGATTTGATATTTGTAGATGGGAATAAAAAGAATAAAACTAAAAAGAATATGTTAACACTATGTGCAAACTGTAGTAGATTGTACAAAAAGCGCCAACGTACAGGTAAAAAATCAATTTTAAATAATGTTACTGTTGATGCTGATATTAGGATTGCTTGATTTTTAGTAATCTTAAAAATTCAAATATTTTTATATACATAAACCCAATATCAAATTCAAACTTTTCACGACTAAGTTTACAACTTGCAGGATTTAAGTGATGATTATTGTGTAACTCTTCACCACCTACAACAATGCCCCAAGGAGTTATGTTATGACTATGATCTTTAGTCTCACCGTTACGATATCCCCACCAATGGCCTATCCCATTGATAACTCCGGCTGCCCAAAAGGGTATCCAAATCATTTGCACACCCCATATTAATAATCCTATTGTTCCAAACAATGTTAGATTGATCCAAAGCATTATTAGTATGCCTAAAAAATTATATCTAGTATAAATTTTTTCTATAAAATCATCAGGTGTGCCTACACCATACTGATTTACCATGTCTTTGTCTTTTACTGCACTACTATATAACAATGCGCCCCTAGAGAATACACGCCATATTCCATAGACATGTGGGCTATGTGGATCACCTTCTTTGTCACTAAATCTATGATGCTTTCTATGAGTTGCTACCCACTGTTTAGTTACCATACCTGTTGTAAGCCATAACCAAAATCGCATAAAGTGACTTAATACAGGATGAAATTCTAGTGACTTGTGAGCCTGTCCTCTGTGCAAGAACAACGTCACACATACTATAGTGATGTGTGTAACTATTAAAGTGTATATGATATATGTCATGCTATATTTAACCCATAAGAAAAGGCTCCGTAGAGCCTTTTCTGTCTTTCATACCAACAATGTTGATTATTGGAATGTCAAGTTTTGAACTGCGATTTCACCAACATAGTCAGCAGCGTTACCAAATGATGACGCTGTGTTTGTCAATTCGATATAACCATAACGAGTCATGAATGACACTACTGGTTCGAATGTAGTTGGATCAAGAACAACACCACTGCTCATCAATGGAATGTATGGGCAATAGAATGCTGCTGCATCAGTTTCGCTTGAACCTTTATAACCAACCAATACTGGTTGTGTATCAGGAGCATAGCTGTTAACGAAAACACGCATTGCACCGTTCAATGTACCAACAAACTTAGTATTTGTAGGTGCTTCGAATGTGCCTTCTGTTGTACGAGCAAAAGCTGAAGTAGTTGCAGATTGCAATACTGTCAATGAAGCCGGAGATACAACACACCAGTTACCAGCGCCACGACGTGTACGTTGTGCGATCAAGTTAGCAACACGATTGATAAGAACAGCCAAAGCAGCGTGTTCGTCACCAACGTAAGTAGCTGTACCAGATACAGTAGCTTGGTTGTATGTATATTCAGTTGAAGCCAATGTTGCCAATGACAACAAGATTTCTTGGTCGATTTCAGCAGTAATTTCTTGTGCTAGAGCGGCCATGATTTCTGCTTCAACGTCAATACCGTGTTGTGATTGTGCGTCTTGAGCAGCTTCAAATGTCCAACGTGCTTGTAACTTACGTGATTTAGCTTCAACAGCTTGACGCAAGATTTGTACGCTGATTTGTTTACCGCCATTACCTTCCAATGTTGCTGTATCAGCACCAGTGTAGTAATTTGAAGAAGTAGCATTTGCTGGGCTACGTGAGTAAGCCTGTGCAATCAAGAATGGACTCAACGCTTCTTGACCAGCTTGAACGCTAGTTTGTGCTGCTGAGTTATCAGTCAATGACTGTGCATAACGTACACGTAGTGTGTGGATTTGACCAACTGGACCAGTCATTGGTTGAACACCAACTAGTTCGTTAGCAATAACAGTAGGCATAACACGACGGATAACCGGTAGAATAACACGGTTAAGAGTAGCAATGTTACCTGCTGTAGTTGTACCAGCTGAAGATTCAGCCAATAGTTGCTTTTTAGTGTTTTCTAAAATAACACTCATAGTTGAACGACGAGTTCCTTTTAAACCTTCTAACAGGGCGTCTTTGGTCTCGTCCCAACGGCTTTCTAATAATACTTTTGACATTTTTAATTTCTCCTAAATTATGTCTTTAATTAAAGCCCTGCCAGACGTTTAATGTCGATTACGTTATCACGGTCTTCGACTTCAACTTCTAATTTTTTCGTGGCAGATTTATTACCGGTTACTTCACTAACGCTTTCAGTGAGAGCAGTTTTACTTGCTTTTTTCTCAATTCCAGTGTTAAGAACTGCTGGTAAGTACTTATCGAATGCGTTCTTCAATTTTGGTGTCTGAACGCTTTCCAGTAAACTTCTCATTACTGAGGCTTTCTCTTCGTTTAGTGTAGATAGAAGTTCTCCCATCTCTTTTTCACGTTGAGTTGATTCCTTAATAATGCGAACTTCACGTTCCTTTTGCTCTACTAACTTACTTGCTTTCGCAATGACAGTAGCAGATTCCGCTAGTTTTTTATCTTTCTCTGCAAGTTGAACCATTAACTTACGAGTTTCGGCTTTCTCATTTAAGTGAGTTACGCTGAATTCGCTTGCAAATGCTTCGAACAACTTACGTCCAAAGTTATTTTCTCTAGCAGATTTGATGTCTTCCTTAAGTTGTGATAGTTCACCCTTAAGATGTGTTGAAACTGCACCGCTAACTCTCTTAGCACTTTCAGCAACAAATTTTGCTTTCAATGCTTCTAATTGTTTACGGCCTTCAGCAACTAACTTAACCTTTGTTTCGACAACTTGTTGTCTGTCTACAGCAAACTCTTTGATTTCACGTGCTAATGCATGTGTAACAAATTTCTCAAGTTTCTTCTGATTTTCCAATTGAAGTTTACGATCATTGCGCAATTCTTTGATTTCTTCGGCTAGTTTAGTAACCATGAAGTCATTGAATTTTGTTGCGCTTTCTTGTAACTTAAGTTTTGCTCTTACGCGGTCTTCGCTAATTGTTTGTCTTTCTGCTTGAAATTCTTTGATTTCAGTTGAAAGACCTTCAGTAACCATCTTGTCTAGGGCTTCTACCATAACTAGTCGGTCATGTTCATAACGTTGCGCAAACTCTTCACGGAGTTCTGCACGTACTTGATCTTTGGCTTCAGTCAACTTTGATTCCCATACCTTGTTTAACTCGGTACCGATTTCTTCGTTGATAAGTCCACTTTCTAGTAATGGTTTGATAGCATCAAACATGCTCTTATCCCCTTATTTAATTTTGAGTTCTGTAATCAAACGAGTTACTTCGTCTTTTAAGAACTTCTGCACTTTTTTGTCGCCTCTTGCGTCTTTTGCAATTTCCAACATTCTATGACCGTGCTTCATATTCATGACGCCTTCATAAATTGCTTTAGGATATGCATTAGGTGCGCTAGGTTGTGCAACAATGTCCACAGTGATTATTTCAAAATCACTCACTCTGCCATCCATATCGTTAACGTTGCCGCTACCTCTACTAGATACGCCGAGTTTCACACCACTTTCCAACATTGTAGTCACTAATTGACCCATTGGAGTTGGTAGAATCTTTAGTTTGCCAAAACCATTGGGACCGTCCATCCACATGCTTGTAATCATATGTGATACACGGTCTAAGTTGATTTTGAGGTCATCAGGGTGATCTACTTCGCCTAATACGCTATAGCCACCTGTAATTTGTTCGTTGAGGGTATTGACTGCATTCTCGATTTCATTTACGGGGTAAACACGCTCATTTGCGTTTTTAACCCCGCCCTGAATGAAAATCCCCTTCATGTAAAGTGATTTTCCTTTACCTTCACCTTCACTTTCGACCACCATACCGGCTCTGTCGAAAGTGAGATGTTCTTTGAGATACAAAGCCATTTGTTCTCAGTTCCTTATTTCGCTACTGGGCTTTTTGTACCAGTTGCGCCGTCTTTCTTAACGGGGGCTGGTGTCTTGCCTAAATTAGCGTTATTCTTTCCAGGTACATTCTTGAAGTTACCTGCTCCTGGAACATTACCTTCACCCTTTGTCAAGTAGTCACTTGGCTTTTTAGGGCTTGTTGGTACAGCTTCATCTTTACCAGCAAAGTTTACTGGCTTGCTGTCCATTCCTGCTTTACCTGAGTTGAAAGTAGTTGGGCTCTTTGTGTATTGACCGTTGTCACCATGAGTTACAGAAACTTTCTGAAGATTGACGTTTTCCATCATTTCTTCTTCTCCGCCCATGTCTTCTTCGCCGCCCATGTCTTCTTCGTCACCGAAGTCTTCTTCTCCGCCCATGTCTTCTTCACCTTCATCGCCAGACATGATTTCTTCAAACTCAGCCATCAATTGGTCTAGTTTGTCTTCGATTCTGATAACAGCGTCTTCGATTTCTTCGTGTTCAGCTTCTTCACCTTCATCATGATCTGCTTCCAAATCGTGAGTCAAGTCTTCGCCGTCTTCTTCTGCTGCGTCATCAAATTCAATATCTGATTCGTCTTCTTCAGTAACGCCTTCTTCTTCAGCATTGATTTCGTCTAGTAGATCGCCTACTTGACCGCCCATGCCTTCTTCCATGTTTTCTTCATCCATGAGTGATTCATAGATTTCACGTGATTTCTCTACAACGATGTCGTGGAATAATTCGCGGGCTTGTTCTTCATTCTCATTAATAATGAGATTGATAAGTGTTTCAAATTTTTTGTTGTCCATTGTAAGTTCTCCTGATATGAATGGCTTTGTAGAATTATTTAGCACGTGGTTAGAAAAACCGTCAATTAAGACGTATTTTTTGCGTTTTTACTTAGAATATAGAATTTTATGCTGACGGAGCGCCAGCATCTTGCTCAGGCTTTGCGCCGTATTGCTCACGAACTTTCTTTAAGTGCACTTGTTTTTCATAATTTCTAACGTCTAACATACGTCTTAATTTACGAATTTGCTTTAAAGTAAGTTTGGTTTTACGAGATGTTCTCCAAGTAGGTTGACTGTTATCAGAATTTGTATCCTGATAACCTAAGATTGGAGGGTCAAACATCTCGAATAATTTCATAAGTTTATTTATCTTTTATGCAAATCCACCGCCGCCCATTGGGCCTGCTGCACCAGCTTGCATTGCGCTTGGTGCGCTTGCCACGTCACCTCCTGCTACAGCACCTGCAACTTCAGGCCCTTGTTCAGCTTCCTGATCTGCATTTTCAATGTCTTCTGCCGTTTGGTCATCTGATTCAAAGTCACCAGAACTAATACCAACATTACGTAAGTCAGAACCTTGCGGTTTCTCAGTAACTTCTTGTTTGTTTTCTTCTTCCCAAAGTTTTTCGTTACGTTTGATTTCTTCTTCAGTTAATCCCAAAAAACGTTCCATTGCAAAACGTTTTGAAATATAAGGGAATGCTTCCATTGTGCCAAACACACTAACACGTGCATTGTCTAGTTCACTTTGGCGATATGCAGCAAAGTTTTGTGGTGGATTAAATTTAATACTGAATAATCCAGTATCAATATTGAAGCCTCTCCAACGCAAGAATAGTTTGAATTCTTCATCTAGTTTCAAACAGATATAATTTTGCAAACGTTCGCAATATTGATTGAAACGGAATTCTTGAATCATTGCTGTACCAACACGACCGTCACTTAATGGAGTAG